TTGAGCAAACAGGCTCAATGTTTCCAAAGAAAAATGGGAAACCAATTGTTACAGTTGTGTTAAAATTTTAGAATTCTATTGACATATAACACATATTGTATTATTATGGCAGTATCATAGAAATATGAAATAAAAATATAGGAGGACTCGAGAGATGAGTTTAAAAGACAAAACAAAAAGTTTTAAAAAAGAAGGAATCAAGTTCATGGAGGGAAGAACAAAAGGAGAATCATCATCATTATTCGATAGAATAGTGAATGTGATTGACTACGATTTCATTAAAGGAGATGATGGTGAATATTTAGTTTACATCATTAAAGAAGATGTTACATCATTCTATTTTGGTGGTGAAGTATTAACAAAGAATTTCAAAGAATTCTCAAATGAGGAGAAAAAAGAATTACAAGAATTTGGATTACCAATTAGACTACATAACCAAAAAGGTAAGAAACACAATTATACATTTGTAGAATACTATCCAGAAGATGAAACAACTACTGATGATTTACCTTTTTAAATTACAAAAGAAAGGAATAAATAAAGATGGCAAGAAAATCTAGAAATGCTATAAAAAAAGAAAAGCAAGAGTTGATTAGTAATATTAAAGATGATATTAGAAGAGCTAATTTCAAACTTTCAATGCTTGAAAGATATTATGGTAAAGATTCTTGGGCATCTACAAATCTAAAAAAGACCTTGAATCGAAAAATGATTCAAGGTCTTTCTGTTGATGGTAAAATTAGAGCCGATGAATCAATGTCACTATCACAATTAAGAGCAGTTGAAAAAGCTACACAAAATTTTTTACAAGCAAAATCCTCAACTTATAAAGGAATAAAGAAGATTAAAACATCAGTTATTGCTACATTTAGAACAAAATATGGAGATGTAGATAATAATAAACTACAAAAATTATCATTAGAGGATGCACAATTATTATATTCAATTTTAGAGGATGAAGAAACTGCAAAAATAGTTGAAAATCTTGGCTCATCTAGAATGCTTACATTAGTAAGTAGTAATATCAAAAGTGGAGCATCAAAAGAGGATTACTATAAATCATTATCAAATATAATTGATGTTTCAACATTGGATGCAGATGATGATACAAGAAAAGCACTCGAAGAAATTTATAAAAAAATATCAAAAGAATAATAGAAAGGGATTTTATTATGCTATATTATAAAAAGTTTATACCACCAGAACCAAAAATTGTAGGAAGAAAAATTAAATATGATAATAATATATATACATTTGATATTGAAACTACATCATATTTTATTTTGGATGCTAAAATTCATTCAGCTATTGATTATAAGGATTTATCGAAAAAAGAGCAAGAAAATTGTGAGTTTAGATGCAACATGTACATCTGGATGTTATCTGTTAATGATGTTGTATATTATGGAAGAACATGGGATGAATTAAAAGAATTTGTTGCAACGATTGATAAGAGTATTGATGCGAGAAAAATTTTCTTTGTTCACAATTTAGCATTTGAGTTTAATTTTATAAAATCAATTTTTGATTTTAAAGAGGTTATGGCTAGAAAATCACATAAAGTCATGAAATGTGTTATGCAAGATTATAATATAGAATTTAGATGCTCGTATTTCATGTCAAATTGTGCATTAAAATATTTACCAGATTTATTTGCTCTACCAGTAGAGAAAAAAGTTGGTGACTTAGATTATACTAAATTAAGGCATAACAATACGAAATTAGATGAAACAGAAATGCGGTTATTGTGAAAATGATTGCCTAGTTGTCTATTATTATATTTTAAAAGAGTTAGAGGATTATATTAATGTATATAAAATACCTCTAACATCTACTGGTCATGTTAGAAGAGAATTACAAGAGATTACAAGCAAAGATTGGGCTTATAGGAAAAAAGTTAATAAGGCAATTAATACTGACCCACATATATATAATATGATGCTTGATGCTTTCCAGCGGAGGCTATACACATCGGAAATTGGGTATTCACAGATGAGGTAATTAATGATGTTGATTCTTACGATTTTTGTTCATCATATCCTTATGTATTAACAACTCACCGATTTCCATCTACTGAATTTAGAAAATGTTATATAAAATCAGTTGATGAAATGCTAAACGATTTTGCTTATCTATTAAAAGTTAGATTTAATAATATTGAATGCAAATATTATAATACATTTATATCACTTTCAAAATGTTCTTTAGTTAAGAATGTTGAAGTAGATAATGGTAGAATTGTTAAGGCTGACATGATAGAGATTACAATTACAGATATTGATTTTCGTTTGTTTCTAGATTGTTATGATTATGAATCATATGAGATATTAGAATCATATAATTCTGTCTATGATTATTTACCAAAAACTTTTATCAATTTTGTATTAGATAAATATGTAAATAAAACAAAATTCAAGAATGTAGAGGGAAAAGAGATAGAGTATGTTAAAGAAAAAAATAAGTTTAATGCACTCTATCGGTTAAAAAGGAATGTCAGTTACAAATATGATTCGTGATGATGTTATATACGATAATATATCTGGATGGGAAGAGAAGCCTTTGAGTAATAATGACATAATATCTAAATTAGAACAAGAAAAGAAAAAATCATTTCTGTCTTTTCGGTTATCGGTGTATTTTGTACCGCACATGCCAGAAGCAATTTATTAAAAAATGTAATAAAACTTGATGAATATGCTTTGTACATGGATACAGATAGCATCAAACTACGCAAAGGTTATGACAAAAAAGTTATAGATGATTATAATAATTTTGTTAAGAAAAAGATAAAATATGTTAGTAAAAAGTTAGGTATTCCAATAGAGAAATTTGCTCCAGAAGATTCAAAGGGGATTCCTCATATGCTTGGAATCTTTGAGGAGGATGCACATTATATTTCTTTTATCAATCAACGGAGCAAAAAAATATTGTTACATAAAAGAAAAATCAAATAAAAAAATTGATTTTGAAAAGGATAATGTAATAGAAAAAGGAATAGAAAAATCGAAAGTATTGGAGATTACTGTTGCTGGAGTTCCAAAAGAGGGAGCAAAAGAATTAGAGGATATTACTGATTTTAAGGATGATTTAGTTTTTCATTTTGAAAATACTAACAAACAATTATTATTTTATATAGAAGGTCAGCATCCAATTGAGATGACTGATTATCAAGGGAATAAGATGTTAGTTACAGATATATCTGGATGTGGATTATTTCCAACATCTTATGTGTTAGGTAAAGCTCTAGATTATTGTGAATTATTAACTGATAATTCCAGCACTAGAGCAAGATATATGGAGGAAATAAATGGATGATTTAGAATATATAAGGAAGTTTAACCAGATTAAGCTCACAAAAATTTGTAAAACTGCAAAAGTGAATCGTGGTAATTTATATTCTGGAAGAACAAAAAAAGACAATATTAAAAAAGTAAGAAAGACAATTGAATCAGAGATAGCAAAATTATATATTATGGATGGTGATGATGATGGCTAATGTGAAGCAAATTCATTATGATATTTCTAATATACTGAAAACAGGTGCAAATTTTTATCTTATTTGGGGAGAAAAGAGTAATGGAAAAAGTTATCAAGTGAAGCATTTGGCAATTGAAAATTATTTGAAAACTGGAAATCGATTTATATTAATGAGAAGATGGAGAGAAGATATTAGTACATTATGGATTGAGCAGTATTTTAACGATGTTGATGTTAAAAAATTGACAAAAGGAAAGTATAATTATATAGTTGTATATAAGAAAACATTATATTTTGCAAATGTAGATGAAGAGGGAAAAGCAGTTCGTGGTGAGAAAATAGGATATGTTATGGCATTATCTACAGAGCAACACATGAGCGGTGCATCTTTTTTAGATGTAGATATGATTATATTTGAAGAATTTATGGAGAGGCGGTGTGTACATCAGCCAAGAGAGTAGTAGACTAATGATAATGTACAACACGATTGATAGGAAATCTGGCAGAACAAAATTATTTATGGTAGGCAATACAATTTCCAGAGTTAATCCATATCTAGTTGATTGGAATCTACTACCAATTGTAAGAAAACAAAAGCAAGGAGATATTGATGTTGTTACATTTCACAATGAAACCAACGATGTTAAAGTTGCAATAGAATATTGCAAGTCAAGTGGTGGAAAACAAATGTCAATTGGTTCAGCTTCATCAATGATTGAAAAAGGAGATTGGCAAAGTGAACCTCAACCACATTTGCCTAAATCAAAAAAATGTTATAATGTTGCATTTAGATTTGTCTTTCTATTTAAGGAGTTTAAATTCTTATGTGAATTATTATATGACAAAGATGATGCAGAAAAATTATGTTGGTTCATATATCCAAAATATACAGATATAAAACCAAATACATTTGTTATTTCAGACAAAATAAATATCTCACCATTTTGGCAAAGGGATATATATAATGTTAATATTAATGAAAAAATCAAAAGATTGTTCCAGACTTTTAGAGAAAATATTATATTTTATAGTGATGACTTAACTGGTACTGATTTTAAGCAATCAATTGATTTTGAGATAAGGAGGTAATAATGCAAATTTTACAGAGCAAAATAATTTTAGCAAAAAATATAAAAATAGACAAAAATTATATTAATGTAATTGATTATAGCGAATCGAACATGGTCAATCTATGTTCTAATAGCTCACATCTAGTTGCATCTAGAAATGATTATCAATTTATAAGGAGCAATGATTCAATATATGTTGATATACCATATGCAACATGTTTAGAGGCTAACTATATTGCATTTCAGAATAAAGATTATAGCAACAAATGGTTTTTCGCATGGATAGATGAGGTTATTTTTAATAGTGATAAGAATGCAGAAATTAGATATACAATTGACCAATGGAGTACATGGCATGATTACTGGACACAAAAACCATGTTTTGTTCAGCGTGAGCATGTTAATGATGATACAATTGGGCTTCATACTATTCCAGAAAATCTTGATGTTGGTGAAGTAGTTGAAGAGGACTACTTTGATGACACATCATTTAATAGATTTTTATGGGTGGTAGTAGAAAGTGAATATAATCCAGATAGTGGAGAAAGATTTAGTGGTCTTTCACTAGTTAATGGTGTACCTCAAGCATTTCCATATTATTTTATCAAGTGGGATTTTTATGATGAAAATCCATTGCCTCGCTCAATGTATGCTAATTTAACTAGTATGTTGTTATGTATTACAAGTGGAAAAAGTTTAGTATTCAAGCCCGGAAATGCATCATATATTAAGAATGTTTTTGTAGTTCCTCAAGCTTGTATTAACGAAACTGAAATGAAACATGTTACTGTTACAGGTAATGCATATTATGATACTTTTGATTATTATACATGTGAGGGTTCATTAGAATGTGAGGAGTTTGTAAAAAGAATTCCAAAATTACATGAATTTAGAGATAATAATGTTGTTATTCCTATAAAAAATAATAAATGTTATTGCTATCCTTATAATTATGTATTTGCTTCAAATAATATTGGCAATCAAAATATATATAAATATGAAGATTCAAATGATGCAAATGATATAATTTTTAAATTTATAGGCTCTGTCACAATTGGTGCAAGTGGTAAAATGTTACCTATGTATTATAAAGGAATGCAAAATGATTGGGATGAGTCAATACCTTTGCCAAAATATCCTACATTTTCATGGTCATCGGATGCCTATACTAATTGGCTTACTCAAAATGCTTTAAATATGGCAACATCTGTTGTTGGTCTTGGCGGTGGCATAACTCAATCTGCTAATCAACAAGTTAATGCAAGTGAAACTGGAATAATAAGTGATGCTGGTAGCATTGGTCTTGGTGTTTCTATTGCAAGTGGAATCGCAAATACTATTGGAGCATTTCACTCTGCATCATTGATGCCAAATATTAAAGGAGGACAAAATACTGCAGATGTTAATTTTTCTGCTGGTATAAATACATTCACATTTAGAAGAATGAGATGCAAGACAGAGTATATTCAGAGAATCGATGACTACTTTACAAGATTTGGTTATAAAATAGATAGACTAAAAAATGCAAATCTAACTGGCAGAAGGACATTCAATTATGTTGAAATTGGAGCAAATGAGTCAATTGGTCAAGGTTCTCTACCATCTGTTGCAATGGAAACAATTAATAATGCATTTAGAAGAGGAGTTACAATTTGGCATTTGCACGAAAATGTCGGAAATTATAATCTAGATAATTCAATAATTTAGCCATTCCATAAAATTATATAATTTTTTGCGAAAAAATTGCAAAAAATAAAAAAATACCATGATTTTTTCATGGTATTTTTATTTATATATTAACCAATCAATGTTGGAATTACGAATTGAGTTCTTAATAAATTGATTTGAGTAATATCTGTATATGCTTGATTGAATCTCAAAGCTAGATAATATAATTGGTCACCAGAATCTCTAATTGCTTCTAATCTTGCATCTACAATTTCTGACACTCCACCATGTATAATTGGTACTTGAATCTCAATTGCTGGTGAAAATTGTGTAAAGCTACATTGATTATATGCTACTGGAGAATCTTGTTTGATTGAATTTAACATTGACAATTTTAATCTGTTAGCAGTTCCAGTAGATACAGCTGTATTAAATACAATTGGTAGTTCTAATAGATATGTTGTGTAATCTCCATTAACTTGCTTACCTATTCCAACATATGAACCATTAGTTACACTATAACTAGAAAGCAATCCATAATATGTTAGATGGATTAATCCATCATTTCCATAATTATCATAATTATGTGTATTATATACATGACCATTATATGCTGAATATAAGTAATTAGCCAAAGCTCTTTGACCATCTTGATTTGGATGTACTCCATCAGTAGATATCAAGCTATTATCTTTTAATACATTTTCGATTCCACTTAAGTAATAGCATCTTGTTTGTGAATTGCATTGTTGATATGCTTTCAATGTTTTATTTATGAACCTCAATCTATTTTCCGCACTTTGGAATGGTGAATAAGTACAAACTGCACCAATTCCAATTATTGCATTTGGATATGTTGTTCTAGCATAATTAATAAATTGATTCATATTTGTAATAATATCATCATATACAATTGTAGTTTTATTATCATTTGTACCACCAACAACATATATTTTTTTGATTTTTGTTTTGTCTGTAATTACAGAATCAAGTTGTTGTAATAATATATAGAAATTTTTTCCATCATCCGATTCTGCTTTAAATCCAGCACCACCAAATGAGTTTGTGTAAAAGTCAGCTATTCCGCTACGATTTCTAAATATTTCCGGAAATGGAATATTAGTTCCACTTGGCGAATAACCAGTACCAAAGCTATCCGATATTATAATAGTACCATCGCCAACTAATGATGATATTGTTGCAAGTTCGGTTCTAGCTGTTTCATCACATATATCATATGTACCACCCTCAATTGTGATGTGTTTTATATCTGCCATTTTTATTTCCTCCTTTTTTTTTAGTTAGTATAATATACATATACTTGAATAGTAGATGTATATGCATTCATATTGTTACGATTTAACGCTCTTACATACCACATGTTAGAATACCAGAATGGTAAAACAATAACATCGGCAGTAGTTGAATATACTGAAACGATTTTTGCATTGGCAGATTCTGTGGCATTCATTATATTAAATGCACCGCTTGATGATGGTGTTCCAGATATTCCTTTGAATTTTAAGATGTTCCTAGCTACTGAATCTTTAACATCATAAGTTGTTCCATCAATTGATAATTTTGAAAATTCTGCCATTGTTTAACCTCTCTTTCTATGAACCAAGTGTTAAAGAAATATCTAATGTTTCGGTAGCACTTGTATATGTTCCAGTAATCTCTGCTCCATCTATTTTGGTATTAGCACTCGAAGAGCTTGAAAGAGCTGAATTTGCTGTGTTTAATGCTTGAGATGAATCTTGTATTGCTTGGTCGGATTTTGTATCTGCATTTGATGATTGTGTTCTTGCTATTGTATCCTTTATAGTATAACTAATATTTCCTATCTTTAAATTTGAAACATCTGCCATTTTTATTTCCTCCTTTTATTTATTCATTTGAATTATCTGTTAGATATAACATTAATGTTTCTGTTTGTGCGTCATACATTGCATCTATCATCATATCATTGAATCTACTATCAATGTATTCATTAAGTTTTTCGTCTAACATATCATTCACAAATTTTATTATTTCATTTGTTTTTTCGCCTAACTTTTGTAATACTTGCCATTCATTAACTGCATCAAATGATGTATCTAGGAATGGGAATTCTGTTAGACATCCAATATGAATTGGTCTTAAATTATTCATAGTTTACCTCCTTTATGGAATTATCTGGTAGAACAAAGGTTCTAAATCTTTATATAATAAAGTATATACATTTTTAATTTCATCTTGAAAAGCCTTATATACCTCTATTTTTTCCATTGGTGTGCGATTTCTTGTTTCATGTAGTACATTTTTGTCTTTTCCATTTGTCTTTGTTGTTGTGTTATTATTAGATGTGTTATATGAATAGTTTGTTAAATAAGAGCCATCTTTAACATTATCGATTCTAGATTGAGGCATATTAGAATTTCTTAAATCATCCTCATTTGACATTTTATTACTATAATCTGTCTCACTTGTATTATTTGATTCTAGGTCATGGATTTCATCTTGGAAAATATCCCAACCATCTATTGAATTGAATAATTTATTGTAGAATGGCATTATCTCATTCAATTTATTTTCCAGCTGAATCTGGAATATTAAGACTGTCTCGAAGTTGATTCGTCTCATAAGAAAATGATTTAAAATCATGCATTCAAATTTCTCTTTGTTTATTTTGCTGGTTAAAGGATAATCGAAATTAAATATCTGTGAATGTCCCTCTTTTGCAAGATTTGGCACTTTTGTTTTATCCTCTTTACCAAAATTAACAATTGATTGCAGAATTGCAAATATTGTTGGCGGTTCAATATTATTCGTCGGTAATATTGGCATTAGACTCCATTGATAATAATTCATCATATAATTCCTCAACCCCCTTTTCCTTTTCGGTAGATGGTACTCCATCATAATATGATAATTTTATATCAGTACCGAATTTTTTATTAATTTCTTTAATTGCATGTTCTCTAGGCTCGAATCTAGAAAATCTACTTGCAATTGTTCCACCTTGCATTGCAGATATTTCATCACTAATGCTTCTTTCTTTCTTTTGGTAAGATAGATTAGCAACTCCAATTAATCTTAAAAATTCATTCCAGTCTTTCTCTTTGTGCATGTCTATTTTATCTGCTACATATGGAGCTGGAGCAAGGATTACAGATGTATCATTAAGGTCAATGTTATCATATGTAATAACAACATTTTCAAAGCCATCGATATTGTTAACTAAATCTCTTATGCTTCTTTCATTTTCTTGCTTTGTCTTAAAAACGCGTGGACTCTTCTGTTGAGCGATGTTGATATCGATTGTTCTAGTATCTAGAGCTATCCTCTCACTCATTTGTATTATATCACTGATTAGAGGATATCTTCCATTGTTATCATACATAATAACAAAATCGTCTGGATTATCAAATTCTCTTTGATAACCACTCTGTCCTATTACTCTTATTTTTTGTGGTCTACCATAAACATCTGGAATACCAACTCGAACAAAAGGCAAGGCTAAAATTCCTAAAATTTCATCTTTAAAAAAAGCAATTGCACCCTCTCTAACAAGAACCTTATTCATATAAGCCACATCAATATATTCTGGCAAATTCTCAAATTTGAAAACATTTTCAGCAAGTGTTAGCATTTGCCTCAAATACATTTGTGATGTGTTTAAATTACACAATTGTGAATTTACTAATTTTTTTCTCATATTGCTTTTTTCCTTTCTATAATTAAAGGGTGGCAATTACAATATGCCACCCTTATAATTGCATCTATTTTTTATTCAGCAGTTATAATAATTGCTCCAGTTACTTCATCAATTGTTACTTTCTTTGTTGTTGAATCATATGCATTAGCTACTGCACTGCCACCCATTGTTACAGATACAGATGTAGCACCAGTTATTGTTGTAGAATATCTAGAACCCTCATTAACTTTTGTTCTCTTATTTGATGATGTTATTCCATCAGCTAATGTATAAGTTACACTAAATTCTTCTACATCTCCATCGCTATCGCTATCGCTTGATGCCATAAAGCATACACTATTAACAAGGCTTGAAAATGAAAGTGTTTGCCATACATGTAGATAATATTTTGTTTCAATATTATCGCTATTAAAGAATTCAGTAAATCTGTATAAATCATCCCAAACTTGGAAAAATTCTCTATCAACTAGACATGCAACCATTCCTTTAACTGGGAATTCATCAATAACTATTTTTCTTGTATTGTTGAATTCTCCTTTGTCTAGATTAAAGATTCCAGCTAAATAATCAACATCTAGTGATACATCTACTGCATTGCTTACTATTAAAATTTGCTCATCTTTTGTTGAATTTGTAACGATTGGTTTAATGTCGCTACTTTGTACTCTTAACCATCCATTATATCTGTCGCTTGGGAATTGCATATCTCCAGATACAATTTTAACTGCTTTTGTAAATGCTTTTGCATTTGCTTCGCTTAAAGTTGGGTCTGGTACAGCTATTTCTGTCATTGCTCCAGATTCATAGGCTTGAGCAAATAATTGCTTAATTAATGTAAATTCATCTCTTTCGGCACTCTTAACAAGTGTATTAATTAATGATGAGATGAATGATTCTAATTTTTCATAAGATGCAAATGCCTTGCCTAACATGTCTTGATTAATATTTACTGCATATTTATCTTTTCTATTCATTTTGTGATATATTGCTTTAACATCTGGCAATTCTCTTGTTAATAAATCTGTTCCAGCTGGGTCATAACCTTTAGCTTGTACATAGTTAGCATAAATTTCCTCTACTGTATCTCCTAATGGTTTATTTCCCTTTTTTAATTCGCTTAATGGGTCTTTAAATGATTTATCTTGTATTACTTGAATTATAATCATGTTTAGTAATGCATTTATAAATTCATTTTGTACTACTCCATGTGCTGGGTCTGTCATTACTGCTTGAATGTCGGCAATATTAGTTCTTGTTGCCTCTGGTATTGTATTTTGATAAACACTTGATGCGTTATCTCTTATTGTGTTTAATAAATTTTCAATATTCATTATTTTAATTCTCCTTCCTCATCGAATAAATCCTCGTATTTTCTTGGTTCTTCGATAACTTCTTCTGTAATATCTTCTGTTGCTGGTTCTTCTACAACCTCTTCTGCAACCTCATCACCTTTTAAAAATCTTTCTTTGTATTTTCTTTTTAATTCTGCTATCTCATCATCTTTTGCCAAAAGGTCTTTTTTAAGTGATTCGATTTCGTCATTTTGTTCGCTTTCAACTACTTCAAAAGAATCCTCAACATCTTCTAATAATTTGATTTGAGCATCTTCATTTTCAACTAGTTCAGCAATTTCTTTTTTAAGTTCATCCTTGCTTAATTTCATTTGATTTTTCTCCTTTCTTATTTTTTGAATTTAGCTTTAGTTCAATTGATATTAGTCTATCACTAATATTATTAAGAGTATCAAGCATATCTCTCATAGTTGTACTTTGAAAATAAATCAAATAAGCAACACAAACAATTCCGATTCCATTGTTTGTTAAAAGATTAACAACATCAACCATAATTGTTACCCCCCTTATTTAATTTACAACATAATACAAATAAATTTTCGTTTTGTCAAATTAAAAAAGACAGATGTGTTAACATCTGTCCATGAGCAAAAAGTTTATAATACCAAATATTTTTTCTTTGGTAGGATTATTTGAATATGCTATCATTATCAAATATATATCATATTTTAAAAATTATGTCAAATTTCTCATATTTCTTAATTTATTTGTATATAAAACCCATTTAAATTTTTTTCTTTCTATTTCTTCAGTTGGTGTTGGTGGTTCTGGCTGGTCAGCAAATGGATTATATATGAAACCTTGAAAATTATATGCACCCCATGAATAATTTTCATCTTCATAAAGCACTTGCAAATAAAAAAATGTTGATTGCCATGCACTATTAGATGTTCTTATATATTTCCTACCATTCATTTCTCCAATCTGCTCTACTATTGCAACATGTCCAGATGCACCGGGTCTATCAAAACAAATAACAGAACCTAATTGTGGTGTTTGTCCAGTTTCATATATTCCAGATTGTCTAGCACTATCCCACCATTGCCCTCCATCACCTAGAGGCAAATTAGGTCTGTTAATATGTTGACTTAATGGGTCACCTATTTCCCAAAATCTACCCCATGCATAACAAGTACAATTAGGCATTCCATAATTTGATAAGTAAAATGGATTCTCTGAATACCAGTGAAAATTTCCTTGTATATCATCACTATTTAATCTTGGAACATATGCCATTTCTTTACACCTCTCTAAAATAATTTTGACCATGTTTCTGAGCCAACTATTCCATCTATCATTGTGCATCCTTTATCTTGCTGAAATCTTTTTACTGCATTATATGTTTTTGAACCAAAAATCCAATCAACTTTTCCACAATCATAACCCAATACATTCAAACGAAATTGCAATGCACCTACTAAATAATGTGTCATTCCTTGATACAATAATTTCCCTTGATATGGTACTTGTTCAAAACCCCACTCGAATTTTTCATTGCTATAATTTGCATGATATATCGTACTTCTGGAATCAATATGCGTAAATGTACTATAATGTAAAATACCACGAACACCAATTCTATTACATAACCATGCAAATCTTCTCAAATCATTACAACCAACATCGAATGCTCTGCCGATACAAATGAAATGAATTATTAGTACCTCCGCACCTTACGATTGTGTTTCTCTGTTCTGTATCCACTATTGATGTAAAAAGGCTCTCCCATTATATCTCGTACTAATTGTAATATTGCTAATAATTCTAAATCAATTAATAATTTGTCAGTACCATCTTTACATGCAAATTCTCTCACCTTGAAATTTGGTGTTAAATAAGTATTACCATCTAACTTTTTTGAGTATTCTTTAACATTTGCCATCTTTAGTTCACCTCACTTTTTTAATTTTTATAGTAATTTGTTATATTACCATCTAATTCATATTTTAATATAAATATATTCTCTTCTAAATTCAATCCAATATCATAATCAAAATCAAATTCTATTAAGTCATTTGCAATTTCAAATTGAATCAAGAATTTGTCATTTGTTATTGATTGAACATGTATATATATCTTATCTTTATTATAATATTTTCTTATTGCTTTTTCAATTATTTCTTGCATCTCTTTCATCTTTATCACCTCTAATCTATAAAAGGAATGTGATTATCATTTCCTTTTATTATATTCTTTATTTTCTTACACCAAGATTTTTGATTTTTATAATAATTTTCTTTCTCATCTTCCAATATACTTATTTCATTAATTAATTTAATAATTTGATTTACCTTTTCATCAATACTTTTTTCTATTTCTCTAATGTTCATTATTTCCTCCTAATAATTCTTTTAAAACTTCTCTTTTAGCATAAAAATTATAAAAAATAAAATAATTAAAAAGGTAAGTCGTCTTCTGTTATTCCTCTTATATCGTCTAATTGTTTTTGTTGCATTTCAATTATGCTAAGTAAAAAGTCTATATCTGTTTTATCTGCATAAAGTACATATTTATTGCTTTTACTTGCTCTATCTTTTATATCTTTTATTTTTTCTTCTATATCCATAATTTACTCCTTTAATAATTCTTTTAATTTTTGTATTGCATAATATTGCTTTGTTTCGCCTCTGTCTTTTCCTAGATATTGTGTTTCTTCATTTATATCTTTTATTAGCTTTCTTATTTTATCTTTATGAATAAAATTGTCATTTGGTTCTATATGTAGTAAAGACTTAATATCGTTCTCTAATCCCGCTTTTGCTTTATCTTCACTTTCTAAACATAAATTTAAATGCTCTATTTCTTTTTGTTGTTTTTCTATTTGATTTATGAAATAAACAATACTTTCTGCTATTTCATATCGCGTATAATTACCATTTGTTGAATCTCTCATCAACTTTTCAACATTCCACATATCATATTCATTTTCTTGTATATAATGTAAAATGTCATAATATTCTTCATCTTTTTTTATTTCTTCTATTGCTTTCTTTTCTTCTTCACTCATTCCACCCTAGTTCCTTTACTTTTTCATTTATTGCTTGTAGTTCTTGCATTTCTATTTCTATTTCTATTATTATTTTCTTAGCTTTTTTAAAAAAAATAATTTCGCATTCATCAATTTTTTCATTATTTAATCCATAACCTATCATTAATATTTCATTATTATTAACACTATATGTCTTTTTATAACCTAATTTTTCAAACATTTCATCTGCTTTACTCATCTTTCCTTTTCCTCCTCTTCCTTTTTTGGCTGTTCTGCTCCTAACTCTGCCCACTCTACAAATCTTCTTACCTTCTCTGCCTCTTCTCTGTCCTTTGGTGTAACCTCTATTACGAATCTATCTTCGTGTATGTAATGTTTAATCTTCATTTAATCCTCCTCATCATGTGATGCATAATAGATAACCATCAAAATTTCTGTTACTATTGACCCAATTAAAAATCCTATTATAAAACTATTCATTATTTTTCTCCCTCTCTAATAATTACATCATCTAACTCTTTATTAAATAGACTTTTCCATGCCTCTGTAATTATTCCATGTTGATAATAAATATAATATTCCAAATGATTAATATAATCAATTAATTCATTTTCATCCAATGCTCTTAAAGAATCCACTGACAATAATTCTAATTTTTTCATTTTTCTCACCTCCAATTAATAACATGTTGTTCCACATTCCATTACCCATATGAATAAACCTACCCACCAACTAGCAACAAAACATATTCCAACAAATTTACCTATCATACAAAATATTTTATCTTCTAATGTCATAACTCTTTTCTTTTGTTTAATTTTCATTTTTATTACCTCCATTTTTCTTAATTTTTCTATTATAACCATTATAATACATGTTGTATTACTAATCAACACATTTAACTAAATGTAACACAACTGTAACAATTGGTTTCCCATTTTTCTTTGGAAACATTGAGCCTGTTTGCTCAAAT